ATAAATACCTTTAGATAAATCGTAACTGGGTAAAAGACATGGCTCTCTGGGGTTCAAATGATAATATTACGACATTTGGTACTGTCGCTGTAAGTGACACTACTGTAACTGGCACTGGTACTACTTTCACCACTGATGTAGTCGTTGGACAAGTAATCCGAATTGGTGTTAGAGGCGGTGTCGGTACATATTATGGCGACGCAGTAATCACAGGTATTACTAGCGATAGAGTATTGACAATTGATACTACAGATGGTTTGAGTGCTACAAGTATTGCAGCAACCTCTTACTACATCAGTGAACTTCCAAAGAGTTCAGTGTTAGATAGTGTTTATCAGGAAGGAAGATCAGATGCAGACTCACTAGTCTATGGTACAGCAACAGAAAACGAAGGGTTGTACAAATTAGGACACACTGGTTGGGTCGGTGTAACCACATATATAGATTGTCATGGTTCACTGAGGGTCAAAACAGAAACCCTAGTCGCTATGTCTGGTATCTCTACTGGTAATATACCATATCCAACTGATGAATAATATGTAAATCAATGAAATTTGATGAACTGAATGACAACAATTATCTATTATTTGCTATAAAAAATTACGAAAATCCACAGGCAGTGACCGAGGATGATTTTTATGATGACCTAAAGCGAATAAAGTATATAAAAAGATTACTTAAAAGGTACAGGAACACTGGAGAGTTGAGGACTCATCTTATCCTCAATCACTTCATTGTTCTTTTTAATGTTTTTGGGGACGCAGGAATTCCCTTATTGTTTTTTAAATTAGATAAAGAACTATGGTCTTGTACCAAAAGTTTTTTAACTTATCTGGGTAGAGTGCCCGAACACCCTATCACAGGACTAAATAGAATTGTGGATGATAATTTTGTAATTAAACAATTACATGACCTCTAATGGATCACCGTCTAGACAAGATAATCAGATACTTTCGTGAAGAAATGATGGCAGGTAACGCTGTCGGACAGTCTGGTGGTTTTAGTTCTAGTGCTGATGCAAAAGGACCTGTTGCAGGATATGATAAACCCTTGAAGAAAAAGCCTCAAAAGAGGTATGCCAAAGGTGGTACTGGATCTAGAAAAAGATGGATGTAAACTCTGCTATACTAGAAAGATTAGAAAAAGTTGTCTCAACCTTACAGGAAAACTCTGTAAAGATGGGTCAACTTCTTGCTGTACATAATGAAAAATTAGATAAACAGGATAGAATAGATGCAGTATTGTTTGAAAAGGTAGAAGCACTACACAAAGAAGTAACCCGTAAGACAGATGAGATCAAGAAAGGATGCGAGAGAGATATCAGAAAAGTCGATGACCGTCTTAGAACGATGGAAAAGAAAATGTGGTCTATTTTTGGTGCTCTGTCTATTATATCTGTCATCGTTAGTCCAATCGGACAAAGAATCTTGACATCAATCAGTAGCAGTGCTACAATACAGGAGCAACAGAAAACATTTGTGAATGGATCTAATTGATTCCAAGTATATTAATTTAGTTTCCTCAAGATTAGACAAGTTTAAGAGAGTAAAACCAAATTTATTTAATTTTAGATGCCCTCTGTGTGGTGATTCACAGAAGCATAAGAATAAAGCAAGAGGATATTTCTACCAAGTAAAGACTAATACAAATTATAAGTGCCATAACTGTGGTGCATCAATGTCATTCAATAACTTTCTTAAAAAGATTGATGGCACTCTTCATGGTAAATATTCTATGGAGAAATTTAAGGAAGGGTTTACTGGTAAGAACTTTCCTGCAGAAAAACCTAAGATAGAATACGAAAAACCTAAATTTAAACCAAAGATAGACCTACCATCTTGTTCTGATGTGGTATCAGGCCGAACATACTTAGAGAATCGTGGAATAGATCCCTCTAAGTTTTATTTTGCTGACAAATTTTGTGCCTTTGTGAACAGTTATCAACCCACATTTTCATCTAAAGTTATAGAAGAACCAAGGATAGTAATACCTTTGTATTATCAGAAACAAGTGGTAGGTTTTCAAGGCCGATCTCTAAGTTCAAACTCTGTTAAATATATCACTATCATGTTAGATGATGAAGCACCTAAAATATATGGACTTGATGACATTCAAGAAAATCTTCCAGTCTATATCACAGAAGGACCGTTTGATTCGACCTTCCTCGACAACTCAATCGCACTATGTGGTGCAGATGGGGATGTTCACAAGTGGGGTGTTAGCAATCCTACTTGGGTTTATGATAACGAGCCACGCAATCGTGAGATTTGTAAACGAATCGAGTCCACCATTGACCGAGGAGATAAAATAGTTATATGGCCATCTAATATTGTTGAAAAGGATATAAATGATATGGTATTAGGTGGACATGATGTGAAAAAGGTGGTAGAATTAAACACATATTCTAAACTACAAGCGAAAGTTAAATTTACTGAATGGAAAAAAGTTTAGAAATCCACACCATCTCTAAGATAGATGTGTGTAGAGGACAATCTAGCATCACCTCTGATGGTCTTGCAATGCTTTCTGATCTTATCTTAACTAAGAAAGATAAAAGACTAGACAACGATGAATGGAGTACTCACTACGAGGACACAGAAGCTCCAAACTGTAAGATGGTAGATGACATAGTAATTGAAATGGCAAAAGCATTTCATGCTGCTACAGGATTCCAATTGGTATTGGATAGTATGTGGTCACATATTCACGAAAAGAATATGAGTACTACCATACACAATCACTATCCAGTAGAGATATCAGCAGTATATTATGTGTCTGTACCAGAAGGGTCAGGACAACTTTTACTACATCCTCATCATAACAAGTATCATCTTGCAACAGTTCCATTTAAACCAAAGGAGGGCATGTTTTTAATATTTCCAGGTGCACTAGAACATTCTGTTACTAGGAACCATTCAGACAAACCAAGAATATCATTGGCATTTAATTTCAATTTATACAAAGAAGAGGACAAATGAGCAACGGAACTAATGTTCGTAAAAGATCAGGACTATATGAGTCTTTAGATCTTAATAAGATGCATAAGATGGTTGACGAGGCATGTAAAGATCTTGCAGGAGTATCAGCAAGTCAGGTTGAGATAAACTCTGGAGTACAATTCTATGATGGAATTACTACAGCAGAAATACAAGAGATACTTATTAAAAGTGCAAGTGATCTAATAGAATTAGACTCTCCAAATTATCAGTTCGTTGCTGCTAGACTATTATTATTTTCTGTTAGAAAAAGATTGTGGGGTAGAATACATGAACCACTAACTCTAGGAGATCATATAACAAAATGCATAAGAGAAGGTGTATATGACAGTCACTTTACTAGCAAATATACAGACGAAGAGATAGATGAACTAGACTCTTATATAGAACATGATAGAGATTACCTGTTTACATATGCAGGTCTTCGTCAGGTGACCGATAAATACCTCATACAAGACCGTAGCACTGGAGAACTCTATGAGACTCCACAGTTCATGTACCTCATGATTGCTGCTACGATGTTCTCTGAATATCCTAAAGAAACAAGACTCGATTATGTCAGACGCTACTACGATGCCATCTCCAGACACAAAATCAACATCCCAACACCAGTCATGGGCGGTGTCAGAACACCCATTCGTCAATTTGCATCTTGTGTTCTGGTTGATATTGATGACACCCTCGATAGTATCTTTAGCTCTGATATGGCTATTGGCAAATATGTCGCACAGAGGGCTGGTATCGGTATTAACGCAGGGAGAATCCGTGGTATCAACAGCAAAATCAGGGGTGGAGAAGTTCAACATACTGGTGTTGTCCCCTTCCTTAAAAAATTCGAGGCAACTGTCAGATGCTGTACTCAAAATGGCATCAGAGGTGGCTCAGCAACAGTCCACTTTCCTATCTGGCACAAAGAAATCCGTGACATCATTGTTCTCAAAAATAACAAAGGGACAGAGGACAACAGAGTAAGAAAACTAGACTACTCGATACAATTATCTAAATTATTCTATGAAAGGTTTATCGAAAATAAAGAAATCACGCTTTTTTCCCCTCATGATGTTCCTGATTTGTATGAGAGTTTTGGGACCGATAGGTTTGATGAGTTATATTGCAGTTACGAATTGGATCAATCAATCCCCAGAACCACAGTCAACGCTCAAGAATTAATCTTAGACTTATTGAAAGAGAGAGCAGAGACAGGAAGAATTTATATCATGAACATTGACCATGTTAATAGTCATAGTTCATTTAAAGATAAAGTAGAGATGAGTAACCTCTGTCAGGAGATTACACTACCTACAAAACCACTACAACACATAGATGATCGTGAAGGTGAGATTGCTTTGTGTATATTGTCTGCTATTAATGTAGGAACTCTAAGAAGTCTTGATAGTCTTGAGGAATTATGTGACCTTGCTGTTCGTGGATTAGATGCTTTGATTGATTTCCAAGGGTATCCTGTCAAGGCAGCAGAGATTGGAACAAGAAATCGTAGATCACTTGGAATCGGTTACATAGGGTTGGCACATTACCTTGCCAAGCATAAGGTATCTTATGATGATCCAAAGGCATGGGAGTTGGTTCATGACCTTACAGAAGCGTTTCAATACTATTTACTTAAAGCATCAAATGAACTTGCAAAAGAGCAAGGAAAGTGTGGATATTTTGATAAAACAACATACTCTGATGGAATACTTCCGATTGATACATATAAGAAGGATGTAGATGAGATTGTACAGAACAATTTAAAATATGATTGGGAAACTCTTAGAGTATCAATCAAAGAGCATGGACTCAGGAACAGCACTCTGTCCGCACAGATGCCTTCGGAGAGCAGTTCCATTGTGTCAAATGCCACCAACGGAATCGAACCTCCTAGAGGATACCTGTCCATTAAAAAATCAAAGAAAGGACCTCTTAAGCAGATTGTCCCTTCTTATACATCCTTGAGATCATATTATACTTTGTTATGGGAAATGAAAGACAATGATGGGTACATCAAAGTTGTCTCTGTTATGCAAAAGTTTTTTGACCAAGCAATTAGTGGTAACTGGAGTTACAATCCAGAGAACTATCCTAACAATGAAATCCCTATGCAGACAATGGCACAAGATTTCTTGAGTACATTCAAGTATGGTTGGAAAACATCTTATTATCAGAACACATATGATGCCAAAACTGACGAAGTAGAAGTAGAAGAAGATATGCTAGACACTAAACCAAAAGAGTGTACCTTAGATAACATACTAGACAACCTATCAACAGCAAATGAATGCGATGCCTGTGCAATCTAAAGTAGAGGGAATGACTGTCTTTAATAGAGAGCAAGTCGATGCCAAAAAACAACCAATGTTCTTCGGAGCACCACTAGGAATACAAAGATATGATGAGTACAGATACCCTGTTTTTGAAAAATTAACACAACAAATGTTAGGATACTTCTGGCGACCAGAAGAGGTATCTCTGCAGAAAGATCGTGCTGATTATGAGACACTAAGACCAGAGCAAAAACACATCTATACTTCTAACTTAAAGTATCAGATCATGCTTGACAGTGTACAGGGAAGAGCACCTGGCATAGCACTCGCACCCTACTGTACTATACCAGAACTAGAAGGTGCTATGAACATCTGGCAAACTATGGAGATGATTCATAGTCGTTCTTACACATACATTATCAAGAACATATATCCAGATCCATCAGAGGTATTTGATACCATCATTGATGATGAGAATATCTTAGAAAGAGCTGCTAGTGTTACTGCTGCATACGATGAATTCTTAAATTCTGCACAGGCATATGATAACGGTACAGTAGAATTGAAAGAGATAAAAAGAAAATTATATCGTGCTGTTGCTAATGTAAATATCCTAGAGGGTATCAGATTCTATGTTTCATTCGCTTGTAGTTTTGCCTTTGGTGAACTCAAGATGATGGAAGGTAGTGCAAAGATTGTATCTCTTATTGCTAGAGATGAGAACCAACATCTAGTTGTCACTCAAACAATACTAGACAAGTGGAAAAAAGGTGATGATCCTATAATGCAGGAGATCATAAAGGAAGAAGAGGAGTGGTTGTACAGTGCATTTGCTAAGTGTGTAGATGAGGAAAAGAGATGGGCAGAATATCTGTTCAGAGATGGTAGTATGATAGGACTAAATGAAAAACTATTGTCACAGTATGTTGAATGGATTGCTAACAAAAGAATGAAAGCAATAGGATTGAAACCACAATATAATATTGCTATGAGAGCAAACCCATTACCTTGGACTACTCATTGGATTAGTTCCAAAGGTCTACAGGTAGCACCACAAGAGACTGAGGTAGAGTCATATATCGTTGGTGGTATCAAACAAGATATGAAAAAGAATTCATTCAGTGGGTTTAAACTTTAACAAACAATTTGGCAAGGGTACAGACCCTTGGTATGCACAAGCAGAGAGATGGGCAGACAAACAAAAGTTTCCTATCTCTTTCTTGCTGAAAGGATTGATTGCTTACTTGAAAAAGATGTGGATCAATGTTAAAATAGATAATACAATGCGTGATGTTGATCGTCAAGCAAAAAAATTAGTAGAACAATGGGAAGAAGATGACAGAAGAGAACCGATTATCGTGGAGAAAGGAGTATTTGGAGATGAAGGCTGGTCTATCGAAATTTCAAATCCAGTTGTTGACCGAGGGTCCTCATCAATTAGCACAAGCATGGTTACTCCAAGCGATGCACAACGACTACAAGAAGATGAAAGGGATCAAGGAACCTCCTAGTCAAGAGACAGGACATCAAACAACATTTAAGGAGTGGAATGATAGACATAATCAATGAAGGTATTGTTTTTAAGGTAAGTGACGATCATAAAGTACAAACAGAATTATTTGATGACATAGGTGTACTGGTTGTAGATAATTTTTATAAGAATCCAGATCTAATTCGTAAACTTATAGATGATATACCTGCTACAACCCATACTAACAGAGGTGGATATCCTGCAGCAGCAATAAATGTATCATATAATATGCAACCTGTTGTAGAAACATACAGACATTACATACAAACTTACTTTCCTAACTGTTTGTCTGATGATTATATTACATCTATCATGAGTCAGGCCAGTTTTATGGTCAATGTAATGCAGAGTGATGGCAATGAATATCTACCACCACATACTGACTGTCCATCAACCACAAACTTAGCAAGTGGTATATTTTTAAACACTCCAGAGAATTGCTCAGGTGGTACATCGTTTTTTAAGGACGATAAGTATCTAGGATATGTCAAAATGAAATACAATCGTATGATTTTATATCATCAGAATGTACAACACACTGCATTTATGGATTATAACTCATTTGTTGGTGCTAATTATAGAATCAATCAGATGTTTTTTATCTAAATACTATAGTAGATATTGTCGATGTTATGAAGTTTGATACCTTTACATCAACCATAAACGAAAAGAAAGGACTCTGGGATAACATGCATGCTAGACGCAAGGCAGGTAAACCAAAGAGAAAACCTGGTGATAAGAACTATCCTAAAACATTAAATGTCGAGCAGACCTGTGGTAAGGGAGAATATTTTTGTAACGATGATCAGAAATGTAAACCAATACCAGAAGGACATAAAGTAAAAGCAGATGGTGAGTTGGTATCAGAGGGCGAAGCATGGACAAGAAAGGAAGGACAGAATAAATCAGGTGGATTAAATGAGAAAGGTCGCAAGTCATATGAAAGAGCAAATCCTGGCAGTGATCTAAAAGCACCTAGTAAAAAGAAAGGTAACAAGAGAAGATCATCATTCTGTGCAAGAATGAAAGGTATGAAAAAGAAACTTACCTCAGCTAAGACTGCAAGAGATCCTGACTCAAGAATTAATAAGTCTCTTAGAGCATGGAACTGTGAGTATGAGTGGGAACTAGATCTACTAGAAGATGCAAAGATGGGTAGACAGTCTGATGATAAACTTGCTGCAGCACACAAGAGATTTAGTGGTATGGATCAGTCATCTCCTGCTAACAAATTTATGTTAAAAAGAATAGAGAAAGAACAAAGCAGAAGAAAGAAATTAAGTGAGCATCATCAGAAAGATGAGAATGGTAAAGTCATAGAGCATGATGAAGTAGAGGAGACACCAGATCAGCAGATCATTAATCCTGCACAACCTTGGGATCAGTTAGATGAAGTAGTGCATCAGTCTCAAAGACCATCTAATTTGAAAAAGAAAGCAAAGTTAGCAGCAGCTCTTAATAGATTACAGGATCTTAAAGTTGCATCTAAGATGAAGGAAGAGTATGTCAAGATGACTAAGAAAGCATATAATAAAATTCATAAAGATTTTAAGAGTGATGACCCTAAGAATCCTAGAACTACAAGGTATGTTAAAGGTAAAGGTACAGTCTCATCTCCTGTCAAGTTTGTTGACGAAGCAAAGGTTGATAAGTTAGTACCAGATCATAAGAGATCAGGTAAGAGACTAGAACGCTATGGTAATCCTCATGGATCTCTTGCACTTGGTGGTGGTATTCAAAGAGATAGAAGAGCAGATCACGCAGAGAGAAGAGGTAAGAAAACCAAGGGTGTAAAAGAGGGTATGTATGATGTAGATCCTAAGACAGGAGAATCACCTGTAGCAAAGTCAGTTAGAAAAGGAAATAAATTAGACGGTGATAAGAGACTCAAGCATTTTTCTAAACTTGCTAAGAAAATGATAGGTGAAAAAATTAAGTATGATAAGTCTGGTTCTTCTATGGATTATTTCTTAGGTCCTGATCCAAAGAAAACAAAATACTATAAAGATACTGTCAAGAAAAAGACAAAGAAAGAAGAGTATGTAAGTGAAAAGAAAATGGTCAAAGTTAAACTTAAAGATCCATCAAAGATCAAAGTTAAAGTAACTGATATAGGAGCAGGTGGAAAAGAATATGTAAGAAAAAATGAGATGGATGAAGGAACATCTTATGGTATCTACAAGGGAACTGGTAAACCATCAGGTGCTATGGCAGCATACCTTAAAAATAAGAAAAAGAAAGACAAAGAAAAGAAACTAGTAAAGGCAGAAGAATACTTTGTAGGCACAGTAAGGGATACTAGATGGGATGAAGATCATCTAGATGAAGTTCTAGGTTATGCAGCACAAATAGCAGGTGGTATGGTTCGTGATGGTGTAAGAGGTCTGAGTAATCCAGATATAAAACCAGGGAAAGACACCGTAAAAAAGTTAAGTTCTCAGGCAGCTAAGTCAAAACCTGAGAAAAAACAGGGTGGAGCAAGTGCTGTAAAGAGTCAGCAAGATGCTAAAAGACAAGCAGCTCTGAAGAAACAGAAAGATGATAGAAGAGACAGAGCAAAGAAGATACTAACTGCTGACAAAGCAGCAAAGAAAAAAGTAAAACAAAGTGATACTGGTCAGTCTCTAAGAGATGGTGAAGCAGGTGGTGCACCTAACGCTAAACCAATGACTGCAGAGCAGGTGAAGAGAGATGAGTACGGTGATCCAATAGGAGGTCCTAAAATTTCTAAGAAACAACTCAAGAAAAATTTATCAAGTAATGAAAAGGATGAGAAGATTGTAAGAAGTGAACAAATGGATCCTAAACCTGCAGCAGGTGGTGGTAAACCAATGACTAAGGGACAGCAGAAACAGATAGAAGGTAAAAAGAAGCAACAGAATATGATTAAGAAACAAATTCTTATGAAAAAACTAATGGCAGTAAGAGCAGGAGCAGATGGTGTAGTCTCCTAAATAGGAGCATGGAATTAGATTATGAAAATCCCTGGTTATATCAAGGCACAGCTTTCACTTCTGACGATATTGACGGTAAGTTCGGTTTCGTCTACAGGATTACTAATATACAAACAGGTAAACAATACATCGGTAGAAAATACTTCGTACAGAAAAGAAAACCCAAGGGTGGAAAGAGAAAAGTTACCTCAGAATCCGATTGGAAGAAGTACTATGGGTCTTGTCCAGAATTAAAAGAAGATATAAAAAAATTTGGTAAGAATATTTTTAAACGAGAGATCTTATCTCTTCATACATCAGTAGGAAAAACAAATTTTGAGGAGACT